TTCTGTTGGTGAATAATAATTATAAAATGGTTCTTGGAAGCGACATTGTTCGCCATTTTGAACCGAAGATTAAGGAAAAATTATCCAGCGCTAATTTTGGAAACGGAGAACCTTTAGGATATGCCATCGCTTCGGCATCCGGTTCGGGTGGTTCTAACATCGTCTCTGAACAATTTACGTATTATAATATGTCACCGGAGGAGCTCAGCGCAAAGGGTGCTGGTGGAAGGAGGCAGATGTATAATTATGTTCCGGCGGGGCAGGATACAGGTGGTATTCAAACTCCTCCAGATACTTACCGCCCGGACAAGATAGCCAACGGTGTTACTATCGAGACCTTACAAGAAAAACGAAATGCGGATGTGCCACAGAAGAACCAATCCCCACAATTTGAATATCAGAGTGCAAACTACTAGGCGAAAAATTGATAATGGAAACATAAACAGAAACAAAAGACAAAACAGAAACTGAAACAAAAGATGTCCGACGAAATAGAACTAACGGTATATTATGATTCTTATGAATATGAAATCGGAGATGGATTTTATCCGAGTGACGATAACAAAGATGGATTTGACGCTTGTATGAATATTCGATTCTGTAGAGAAGGTTCTAATTGGATGCAAGCATCAGGTAGGTGTATTGACGGTCTCGATGGAAATTATGGTGTACAGATGCTGGCGCGATTGAATCAATTGCATCACGAGAAGAATCGACCAAAACTAATAACGCAAAATCAGATTACGACCAAACTATGTATGTCTTCAATGAAGCGAGCAGGACTTACAGATAAGGTTCTCTCTACGCCTCTCAACGATTTGACACCCGAAGAATTTGCATTCCGTGTTATGGACGAAATGGTAAACTGTGAATGGAAAGCTCAAGCGGAATATATAGTATCACTTATAGGTGACCCGGCAGTCAAGCAAATATGCACGGGTATTAAGAATAATGCTCATGAACAACTTTACCCCAAAAAAATAAACTATACTCTAAAATAACTTAAAAAATTATATACTATAAATCTAATCGAATGTCCGAGAAAACAACTTTACTAAGGGCATTTAATGCACACCTATTTGAATTCCTTGATGATATCATTACCATACTTCCTGGCAACAGTGGTCTAGTCAGCACAAAGACCGCATTTGAGCTTTATAAGAAAGCGAATCCTACACTACTCATCAAGATTTGGTATACGTATGTGTATGAGCCCTATGCCAAAATAATCGATGAGGGTGATTTGGATTTTTTCATTAACAAGGATTATTCGACGGAACTATCGAACCTATCCAATTCTCAGAATGTTTTGAATGCCATAGAGACACTCCGTGGTCAGATTCGCGCGATGAGTGAGGTCAATCGTAATCATTCACTACAGTATATCCGTAATCTGTGCAAGTTATCGAATATGTATAATTCGTCTCTAAACTAAGAAATAAAAAAGGCCATACTTTGGCCCTTTTTATTTGATTTTGTTTTGTTTGTATTTACTGTGTAATCCGCATTTTATCCATCGATTTCTTCACATCCGAGTCCACATTTTTTATATGTATTTTTTCCCAGTATCGCGAATCCGGTTCTTCCAAAGGTGACAGAATCCAACTGATTCGCTGGCCAGCGAAAACCTTACTAGCCATAGCATTTGCCCGCGCATGATGAAAATCTGATGTCACTATAAAGATGTCGGAATATGACGACATATTTAAAGTTTGATTGGCAATTATGAAATTCTCCGCTGTGTTTGTGGCAACCGTGTCGAGTATAAAATTCCAATTGGTGTTATTGTTTTTGTTCCCGCTACTCTTCGAGTCAATCATACGAACCATTAGTTCCGCTTCGCTCACCGCACCACCCTGTTTTATTCCCCCGCTCAAGAACCAATCTATCGTCGTATTTGCGCTAGTATTGTTAGCAAACTCTACCGCCGCCCCAACCCGACCCGTCAACAGACGAGTAATGTGGCACCCGAGAAGTAATATTAGCATTTGCATGTTGGTTCAGCAGTTGGCTATAGTTAACTGAGCGCACTCCGATTCAATTTTATACTCCCGATTTTGATAATTCAAGTGGTATAGCTGTTCCTTCGGCTCCATTGCATTGAAATAATCTGCCACCACCTTACAGTTCACAATCATCTTATTTCCACTATTAATCGATGGCAAATACACTTGATTGTGCAGCTTGCAAATGTGTCGGAAAATATGCTTATCAATTTGCACCTCCTTACCCTGCTTATTCACGAAATACGTCACATACGCATTATGTAGTGTCTTAATGAATTCGGCAGATTGTGTATGGAATCCATAGAACAAGTTCTTATAACAAGCAAACACATCCAAATACTCCTTGACTCTACCAGCTCGAGAAAGGCATAGATACTGATATTGTAGGTTCGGATTGTTCCCACGGAACTCCTTCATCCGAACATACTGTGGATTCAGAACACTCGTTCGCATTCCACTGGCCGGATGATACAACATAATACCCATAGTATGATAATCACGCAACTTCATCGCATCGCAATCGAATGCATAACACATAATTGGACGCAATACAGGGCTGTTTACAAAATACTCCGCAACGTCGTCGAGCGGCACATACCGAACAACATTGTCAGATACGATTCTATAGACGGCGACGATATAAACCATAGGAAATTCAATCGGTATCACAATATGATTGGCCGGATGCTGCATGACGAAACTATACACGCACGACTTGTCGAGTGTCTGAATGAGCGCAATGTCATTCAACTTAGTTCCAGGTGCCTCGCGCAGAGCATCGATAAACATGTCGCGGAACGTTAGCTGCACAGCACCTGGAGTGGTCTTATACTGTGTCCGAAAATACCAATAGTTACCGCCAATCGCCGCCTTCGTCGCCAGTTCCCAGGACTGGATGCGGTCATCGTAAAACAAATTCATCATAGTCCCCTCGATAATCTCGGTCCCCTCCACGCCAGCCAAACCATCGAATTGGTCATTAGATACCGACTTCGGAGGAGCAAAACACAAGACCTTCTTACTTTCGGGGTCCAATACAACCGACCTATATTCCGGGCTATCACTATCGTTGGCATTTCCATTCAGAATCGTATAAGTCGCATTAGGCGACGTATAGTTCCTCGACTTAATAACCATATTTGTATCAATTGTGTATTCCATTGCCTTTATTGTTTATTGGCGCAAATCGTTTAAATCATTTTATTTTAGTAATTTTGACCATATCCATGACCAGCATCATAATAAAAACATACCTCGTTCACATATACACAGTTTGTATGTTGTAGTGCCATTAACCAACAATTATAGTCTTCTTGTCCATTTGGCACACATAACATCCCATTTATTTTATATAATAATGCTTTCTCTATGATTACACTACTACATATGATGCAGTTATGTATACTTACAAATTTTAAGTCCCATATTTCAGGAAATCCGTTTTTCAACGCATCATTATAATTCCTTCGATAAATGTCCCTAAGAATATTGAAATAGTGTTCGGAATTGTATTTCCGGTATTTTTTATCGGAATTATACACACCTTCTCCAATTATACCCTCGGTGCAAGACATTTTGCAGCCAGTCCGCGCCATCGCATTCAACTGATTTACCAATTTGTCAGGAAACCAGATATCGTCATCATCACAAAATGCAATGTATTTGCCGGTAGCATTTCGGATACCCTCATTACGCACATGCCCAGCGCTAGCGAACCCAAACTTGCGCTTGGTGTTCTCCGGTAGGTGTATAATTTTAACAGAGCTACCAAAATCGTGCTGATAGTATTCTTCTTGTGTGGAGCAGTCATTTATGACGATAATCTCTACATTTGGGTAGGACTGTTTTTTTATAGAATCGATGGTATTTAATAGATACATAAAACGATTGTATGTAGGAATTACAACGGTCACTTTATCCATGTTGTCTTATATTCCTATATAAAGATTCATTTATTTAGATTACTACGAAGGAACCCCAGGAATAATATAGAAAGTAATTATATAATGGATGAAATGGACAAGACAGAAACTGTCGGAATAAATCTAAAATTAGGAGATATAATACAAATCGAAGCGCTGACGAACGCCGATTTACACCAAAACACATTCATTATCGATTATATAGATGAAAGTAAAATCGTCATTATCAACGTTGCGAGTATTAAAAAGACTATATTGACAATGAATGATGACGGCACATTAAACGACGAGTCTGTTACCGCAATTATGTTAATGGACCGTAGCGAAGAGGAGGGATATACTAGGCAAAATGGTCTATTACCGCATGTATGGCTAGACATTTACATTGGAGGTGATACCCCATCAATTATAACCGGTGAAATATCCAATTTAGAAGAAGATATGATTGAAATTGTTACATTTCCGGAGAGGATGACCATCTATATCGATTTCGAATATAAGGGTATTCCCCAACACATCCCGTTTCAAAAGTTCGTTATACGGTCGAAACCATTGGCCGCACCGAAGGAGCACTTGACTGCAGTTGTCGAAGAATTGGACCAACTGGAAGTGGTAGAAGATGTGCCCATAGGTAGCTCCGCCTCTATCGAAATCAACAACTCCGGCGACATGGTAATCAATGTTGCGGACGATGCGATTCCCGATGACGATGTGCGCGACGTTCTACATAGTATGTATATAGATGCGAATGACCTAGTTTTTGGTGAAGAACTCGAAGACATTGTCCAGCTCGTCGAATTACCAGAATACCAACGCAAATATAGTATCGAAATACAGGCAAATGATTTGATGGACGAATTACTATCCGCCATACCGAATAGTCAGAGAACTGAGCGTGTTCTCGGAACAATCCATGTTCTGATTGAGCGATTCAAACAGCTTCGCAAGCAGTTCTCGAAATTCGATGCAAACGCGAATGTTGTCGGATATAGTCAACTGGGACTGAATCACAAACCGTTGGTCGAGCGTATTCGGAATCTGAATATGAAATTGCAATGGATTATACCGGTCGTTTCGCAAAAGAGGAAAATCTACGCCGATATAGGCGAAGACGAGAATGAAGACCATGTCGATATAATCCCCACTAACTTAACTACTGAACTCGCTATGCAGGAAGAACTTATAAAACAATACAAACAAGGCTCTAAACAGGGTAATAAATATAGCGACATGTTCGCGAATATGCATAAATACAATACGCCGATTGTGGCAGCCAATGTCGAATCACTTGCGAGTGGCGAAGTATTGGCGGATTTAGATGCTATTGTTGATAATTTGGGTAAGTTCTCTAGTAGTGTATGCAAGGCGGAAATCAAAAAGGACAAGAAGGATAAGACCGACTTATCGTTTATTGCCAAGCGTCGATTCGTGATTCAACGTTATAATCTGGGGCTTACGAAGAAGGACAAGCATCTCATGAAATCGGGTAAGGTGGTGTATGTCAGAGATAAAATGACACCGAATGACAAGATTACAGTGAAATCTATAGTAATATTACCCGAACCGGTAATGAAGTTCTCCCAGATTGATTTACCTGGAACAAATATTATGACCCGCGCCAACTTGCACCATAATTACTTATCACTCTTCCGTCTACTAAAGCAAAAGACCACTGTATCGAGTCATATTGTTGACGATTTGGATACAGAAATGAAATATGATGATAAAGATGATATGGACGAAGTAGATGATGAATCGGAAATTAACTTTATGACGAATATCAAGGAATATATTCTCGATGACAAGTTCGAGCACGAACCGGATAAATTCGATAAGTTCCTGCGAACCATTATACCCAAAACCCGGACTATATTCCGGATGATGCGCAAATACATCAAAAACAAAATGTCATTCGTAGAAATCATCAAAGAACTTGAACCATTTATGGTGTATACAGATGATATAACATTCAATCAATTCAAGGAAGTTCGTTACTATATTAAGAATCGGATTGTCGATTTCAATAAATCGAACGCGGAACGGTCGGAACGTCTCCAGAATCTGTCATCTGTGAGAAGCCCATCTCAATTAGCGAACCGGATAGAGCAAGTATATTTATCGGAATATGAATCGAAAGATATGTTCGAGAGTGGTTATAACACCCTTCAGGGTGCGCCAGCGAGCGAGTTAGCATTCAAAATACTTACATCTGACAATGGTCGCCTGTTCTCCGATATCATTACAGTTATGTCGTTGAAAACTCTTGTTGCACCGGATGAGATTATGAGGGAGTTCGAGCCGGCGAAGATAGACAATGAGGATAGTGTTAAATCGAAGGATTGCACACGTCGCTTCCTTACCAAGCGTTATACGACGATGAAGGCCTTACAAGCAGATAATAATAACCCCGAGGTATATTATGACAAAGATTTGGATGATACTCCGTATAACATAATGGAGGCGTATGCGAAAGAGAAGAAAACGATGTCACCGGAAATATTCATGGAGTTTATTACAGAGACACTCGTGCAGAAGCATAATGCGCCGGAGAACTATGCGAAAGAACTAGCAAAGGTCATGGTATCGGGTAGGAAGCAGGTGCAAGACGGAGAATATGCCGTATTGACAATACAGCCATCGGTATCTTCCGACGTGGATGAGTCCAAGCTATCGGAGAAAGAGAAGAAGGATATCGAAATCGAGGCCAAAGCTAGGCAGAAGGTCGGATATTATCATCGCGTGAAGGACCACTGGGTCCATGACCAGACGATAGATGAAGAGGCATTCATAGATACCAATACCTTATTCTGCAATATACAGAAAGACTGTTTCAAGAATCAGAGTAATAGTATATGTGAACCCACGAAGGATACGAAGACACGGATGGATGAACTGACCAAATCGAGAATGGTCAAGGAATTCGAGAACCGCGTGAATATGTCCCTCGAGCAACTCATGAAGAAGGGACAGTCTGCGCTTGACAAGGATTACAAACGGCTGAACCGTCAGAATATAATGAACGAGATTGGTCGAAACCGGTTCTCGAATTACGCGTATGAATTGGGTAAAACCTCAATAACCGGTGATTTTGTAAGTTCTCCTCATATGCCATTGCGCGACACTGTCCTCGGACAGAGCGACTTCGTCAAGAGACAGTCTGATATCATTAAGTTCGTTGAGATGTTCTGTAGAGAACCTATGGAAGAGTTGAAAGACGACGATTTCTGGCTATATTGCAAAGATACAAATACTAAGTTGTTTCCCAAGAGTTTACATACTCTGGCTATAGCATTCGTTACTGGGTCTGATTATCTGCGTAGGTTAGAAGAAGTATGTGCATCACATGGAACGATGAGTGATGATGGTGATGCTGTTGTCGATAAACATAGTGGGTATGTTCTCCGAAAAATCGATTTCGTCGCCGAGGATGGATATGCAGATGGTTTCAAGATAGTCACCAACGCCGTCATCGAAAAGGACCTAGATGAGCGTCTCGTGGAGATGCTGGCGCCGAAAGCGAAACCCATCTTCGAGAACGAATCGAATGAGATAATTTATAATATAGTAAATTCGATATGCGTAAATATGGGAATTCCCACGGAATCTATACAAGAGTTTGTTATGAGAACCACCATTGAACTAATCGAGAAGAACATACAAACACCTGAGAAATACGAGGAACTCGCGGAGCGCATGTTTAAGAAGAAGAATGAGCGACCTATACCATATGAAATATATAAGAACCGTTTCATGTTCTGGATGATTGCATCTTGTATATTGGTCGCGATACAAACCGCTGTGCCTTCATTCCGTGTAAAGAAAACATACCCTGGTTGTGTCCGGTCCTTCAGTGGCTATCCGCTTGATGGTGGAGTCGAAGACATCACAGGAATTAAGTATATTGCGTGTGTCATGAAGAAAATGGAGAGTCCCACTATACCATGGAATTCGATTGAGCGCCTCGATGTGAATGCGTATGTCAGCAAAATCAAGGAGGCCATAGAGAAGTTCGTGGTGGCTTCGCGCATCGATATCATGGATTTATATGCGAAGAAGCGCAAATACATGAGTGAACACCCGAACGAGATAGTTCCAGAAGAGCATAGTGTAGACAAGTGGCGTGCATTCCTACCACCAGTAGTCAAACTCAAGATGGGTGCGGTGACAGGTGTATCCAAAGAGTTCGAGAAGGATTTATATGAACTGATGACGAAGGGTGGTAAGGACCAACATAAGTATCTGAATACTCTGAAGAGTAAGTGCGCCCAACAAGGATTCGCGGTCATCGAACTGATAAATGCTATAGTGAAATCGAAGGACCCTATCCTGAAAACGGCGAGCAAAGACCCGTTTTTAGAGAACGCATGCTGCAACGACGCACAGATTTCGAGACCTATGGACTACTTCATCAAGGACGACCCGGCAATCAAACAGCATTTGACTATCGCGAAGCACTTAGGAGAACTTATAAAAATCTCGAAAAACCTTGCATTACCGACCACTTTATATCATCAAAAGTTCACTGGAATTATACACAATGTCGTAACGGAAACCATAACGGAAGAGCAAATATACGAAGCGTATATAAAATATTGTAATTTCAATAACGACATACCGATACCCGACGAATATCTTACGGTGTGTCCCGACAAACCTGCAGGATTTCCTATAAAAGCGTCTTTATCGGACCAGATTGAGTTCTTGAAGCGAAATGGCAAACGTTATTCACCTGCCGATTTGCAGAGTCTGATGACCCTGGTGCGTAACGAGAATCGCATACAGCTACCGACATCGACGTTGTTCTCTCAATTGGATGTTATATATGACTTATTGGACCGTTTCGAGACGAAAGAATCAATCGTTATCGATGCAGTATTCCGCGACAACTTACGTGCAGTTATGTCATCATACGACCCAAAAGTAATGGTAGTGGAAGAGCGTAAGGAGCTTTTCAAGTTTAAATCCTACCTCGTAGGTGCAAATGAGCGAATGTATTACGAGATAGTGAAGTTCTTCGACCAATATGGTAATCTCACTGACCGCGAATATGATAAGCTGCAAAATTTCCTATTGGACATTACAACCACAAATCTATCTGATGCGGACGCCTTATATAATGTCACTACCTTTGTCCGTAATTCGATATACTCCATGATTCGTGTATTCCCTGAGATGATATTAAATGGTAATATATTCGATAACATTCCCAAACACTGGGACCTATCCGGCAAACACATCAGTGACATGATGCAGAAAATCAACGACTTTTGGGGTAATATCAAGGAATTCCATGGCGACCGGGTGATTACGGAAGTTCTCAAGAAGATACAAATGGATGCGGTCGATATATACACATTGATTCGCGAGCTGCCCGTTTATTCGCCGATTATGAAAGGCGAGAACACTTATTACTCACTGTTCGATAACGAGACGATTAACCTATTATTCGTATATTTATGGTATTCTATGTTGTATGAATACACGGTATCGGCAAATAATCCGGAGATGATTCGAACAGACGTAGAAGAGAAGAAGAGTGGCCGCCGTCAAGAAATAGTCGAGGCGGGTAACATGGCAGAGCAATTGACCGGACTGGATGAGGGAGACGAAAGCGATTTGCAAGAAGTCGAAATACAAATGGGTAACATGGAGGACCTGAAGATGCGAGTTGCCAAGCTATTATTGACGTTCCTTGACATCGAGCAAGGTAATAAGAAATCTCTATTGTCGTATGAAGAGATTGCAAAGAAAATACGTAAAGAGAAGAATATTGAGAAACAGAAGATTATCGAATATTTAGGTAACATGGAGAAGGACGAACGTCAAATCGAGGACCAGTTCAAGAAATACAAGATGGGTCGGTGGAATGTCGGATTACAGAAGGGTTTGGTGAAATATGACAAGAAGACATACGACCGCGAAACGGATGAGAACCCGATTGAAATGGATGCCGAGCAGATGGAACAATTGGATGCAGCCGAGGCAAACCAGGAAGAATATGACGAGGCGATGGATATCTCACAACTCGGCGAGGATTACCAGGACGGCGATTACTATGGCGAAGATGACGTCGAATAATTATATTGTAATATTTTATAATATAATGTTTTTATCAAAAAAGTTTGTGAGAATCCATAAAATAAATTTTGCAATTATAATTTTCGTTGCTATGCTATCGATTATTCATATATACAAGCCGGCGATGATGTATAATGAAGAGGGTGGATTTAGACCATTTGGAATCGGTTACAAACATAAGACGGTGATACCCATATGGGTAGCATCTATAATTCTCGCCATATTTTCTTATCTGGCTGTGCTTTATTATTTGATGTTTACATAACGGCGACGGTAGATAATATAGTTACTATGGATGCAATATAGGCCCACGCAAAATGTCCGGCATTTTGTTTAGCAAGACATATCTTGTATAATTCTTGCTTGAACATTTCGGATGCAGCCGTTTTATTATCGGATGCATCTCTGCAAACCTTATTAAAATCGAAATAGAAATCAAAATCAACCATCTTTTCATCAGCACCGATTCCGGCAAGAGTTTTTGTAGCATTAGATACAACGGCAGAAAGTGCATGTGCGACTTCTTCGCCGGTTGTTTCTAATCCCGACTTTGGCGCTGGCGCTGGCGCCGGCGTAGTTTCTACCACTGCGCCACCAGCCATTTCTTTTTTTATTTCTATAGATAGTTTGCTAATTTCATCAAATAATTTGTCATAATCCCTTAGATTGAACATCGGCATCAGATAAGTAAATGGTATTTGTATATCATCTTGCTTAAACCGGCGACTCTGAAAAACATCAATCGTCTTATCAAATTTATATATCCAAGATGTAGGCGCAGTTGACACAATAAACGTTCCAAATGTATTCTCGAATATTTCGACTAAACCGGGAACAATACCAATCACAATAAACGTAGTTGCAACAATGCCTACATAGATAATACTTGTTATTTTAGCCTGATTTGTAAAATCGCGCTTACTAAATGCCACTGAAAAAATTGCCATATTAAAAACAATCAATAATGCCCATAATCCAAGGAAAATGAAAAAACGACCGACTCGCATTTCACCAAGCAATTTTGCAATGTCGAAAGTGCCCTTTATCTTAGTTGCATAATTGAAGATGAAATCCTCGTATATTTTATACATTAATCCCAAACAAAATACTAGCGATGCTGATATTATCGCAATCATATTAGGAAGAGTATTATCGAACTTCATATATATATATCAAATAGAATACATTTGTTCGGAATTTACTAATTTTTTCGCACTACTGATTATATGGAGTATCCGAGACTAATAGAGCCAAGTGTGAAAAACTATTTATACAATACATTGCAAAAATGCCATGATACCAAAGAGTTATTTTACACCTGGGTATTTAATATATCGATATTCGTCGTGTTTGTCATCGTGGTTGGAAGTATATTGTATTTCTGTAGAAAGCGCAAATTGACACCATATGAAGAGAGCGAAAAACAGAGAAGAGAACAAGACTATATTCTGGCAAAAATTAGACAATACCAAACCGTCCAGAAAACGGCACCGGTTACCAATCTACCGTATACGTGATTCGACTTTTATTATTATAAATATTAATAAAAATCAAAAACTAAAATTAAGTCCGTGAACCTATATGTCTCGCATTTTTGGATGTTTTAGCTCCTCCAGTGGGCAAGCTATGTATTTTGTAATAAATACCCGCATTATTCGTGAAAACACTCGGCTGTTGGTTCGGCACTACTATCATTTGAAAGTCTTCCCTCGGAGGAGGGTCAAGAGTATCGAAATCTAAAGCCGGTGTTTGCAATAGGTAACCATTCAATGAAATTGTCATATCACGATAATATTCCGTAGAAGGTGCTAATCCGGTTAAGGTTATAGAAGTGGCATTTGCAATTGTTTGAGAAAACCCAATACTTGGAACAGCATAGGTTATTGGCGCGTATTCTGAAATAAGTGGGAAATCTACAACGCATGTTGTTTGTCCTATGGCATAACCATTTACGTTCGGGAATAAAGTGAATGGGCGTGGTATAGCATTCGGAATAGTATATGCTACATATCCAGTATACACACTATTATAGTGTATCCAACTCGATGGTTTAATGTTATCAAACGCCGTATTCGAAAAATTCGCCGACTTATCTCCTATGAAATACACATTACCCATATTAGTGCAGTTTTTGAATGCACCGTCACCTATAGTTGTAACTTGGCTAGGAATAGTTACTTCTGACAACAGTGAACAATTGCCGAATGCATTACCACCAATTGAAGTCACGCTCGTCGGAAAAACAATCGCATCCAAACTAGTGCAATCCTGGAATGTGCTGGCCCGAATGTTGGAAAGCGTCGTTGGGATATTTATTCCAGACAGCGACGAACAACTCTGGAAAGCATTGGCACCTATATTCGAGAGGCTATTTGGTATACTAATTCTAGCTAATTTCGAACAACCCTGAAAAATACTATTACCCAAAACAGTAACACTACTTGGTATAGTA